CGAGAGAGGTTGAAATCCTCTGAGTCTCCTCTTCGATAAACTTATACTTAGGTGTGTTTGCTATGTTATACAACATATAACCACCTTTCTTAAGTCCTCGATAACAATTTTCTATAGTTGTTTTTAAAAAACCATTCACCCACTCATCTTTGGTAGGGAATTTTTTATAACTTTGACTTTCCTCATCTGAATACTTTTCAGTATCAAAATAAGGTGGAGAAGTAAAACATAAGTCTAACGATTCTGACTTCGGTTGAAATGTCTCACTTCCTTGTTTATATATATCTACTTTCTTTTTAATATAATCGAAATCTTTGCTCATATTATTAAGACCATCAAAGGTCTGTGTGGATGGTTCAGTACCAATGTAATGTTTGGTATTTTTAGCGGATAAAAAACCTAACAAACGACCACCCCATCCACAAGACATATCCCATACAACTCCATCTCCACCAAACCTTTCGTATATTAGTTTTGCTGCTGTTGGTCTAAAGTTACTCACAGATTGAGTACCACTATAAATCTTTATTGATTGTCTGAGTCTATTTTCATGAAACACATTTCTCTCTCCGTTAGGGTCTTCACCTTTATAATGTTTTAGTTCCCAATTCCAACACTTTCTAATCGTTGATTTAAACATATCATCATCTAAGAATATTTCCATAGGTGATTTTTTAGCACTACCACATCGGACTTCCCAAAAGTGTGGATGATAAGTCCAACACAATCTAAGTCCATGCATAGTCTGTACTATCTGATTGTTTTTGAATATCGTATCAACATCAAATTTTCTCAGTTTTTTTAAGTGGTCGTGTTTTTCTTCTTCACGAATTGTGTAGTGTGGGAATCCATGTCGTCTATAGTAATCAAATATAACTTCGATACCATATTCTCTATCTACGACATCTATTGAATTTGTAACCCTTTCAAACTCCAAGTCTTTATCATCAATATTGATTAGTGTACCGAGAGTTTCGTAGTTTACTCTTGCCATTAGGGTAGATTTAGTTTCTTGATTTCCTTTGGTTCGGTTCCAAACTTTTGTAATATTGATTTTAAGTCAGCCTTTCCTTGTTCAGAACTATAATATATTTCTAAATACTCGTTGGCTTCCTTGATACTAACCTCATGGTATTTAACAACGATATCCACAACCCATTCAGGATATTTCATAACTTTTTTTCCTTTAGTATATCGTAACCATTGTTTACCTTTTGGTAATATTTCTATGTACAATCGGTATAAGTCTTTTGGTTCGAATTTATATTTTTGTATTTCGTTGACCAAATCTGTCCAATTCATGTTCATCGAAAGAAATCTATTTACCATGTAATTAGACCAAGTTTTCTTATCGGCATCAGTTATATCTTCCCAATAATTTTTTGTCTGTTTCGATGTTATGTGGGTGATGTGGTCAAACAAAGATTTTGTTTTCATGATTATAAATAGTACTATACTTTTTTGAAAGTTTGAATAAATTGCTTAGTCCAATCATTCGTCTTTACATCTACCAATAGTGAGACTCTATCTGTGTCACCATCATTGAATAAGGTGTGTATTTTGGTCGTGTCGAAGTGATGTAAATATCCAACACTCAATTGATAACATCTGTAATGTTCATCAAATCTCCTACCAAATTCCAACATGGTGTAGGTATTCTCTTCTGTAAATTCTTCTTCTATTTCATCAACATCGGTTATACATAACCAGCTATTTTTTGGTGATACTATCGGTATTTGAAATCTTACGATATCTTCACCCATATCCTTATCATGATGAAGACCATAAGATGTTTTTGGAGGCCTACGAAGTAGTCTGAAAGATGTAACTTCAGTTTTGAAACTATCGAATATTTTTTTGAAATATGGACATGAGTTTAAAATATTTCCGTATGGTATGTTATTGTGATGTTCAGAGTGACTTTTCGCAACTTGAAATATATTTGGTAAAGATATACAATGTCCAAAGGCACCATCCTCGTAATTTAATCTTGACTCAACATATTCTTTTTCTTCAATTAATCTATTGACATCATAGTATTTGTCTAATTTTTTTATTTCTAACTGTCCCACGGTATTTCCTTTGTCTTATCCATCCAACCATTATTCAAGGTGTGATAACAATACCCATCCTCACTTTGTCTCAACATCTGGTCTTCTGAAAGTATTTTAAAACCTTCAAATTTAATTTTGTCTCTTAAGTAAAAATCAGTTAGTGCCCAAACACTAAATGACTCTAATGTATTTAAATCAACCCTATCATTATCAATACACCAATTTATAAATTCAATACCAAAGTTAGAATCTTTTTCGATACCAATCAGACAATCTTGAAACACAAATTTGTAATCCTTAACTCTATCCCACATTTTGATTGCAACCTCATGAGAAGAATACCACTTTTTTTCTATTACTTCTGAACCAATTACTCCACGATACTTAACTAAATCATCTAATGGTTTTTGAAATACCAAATCTCTATCAATAAAAAAACCACCAAATTTGTGAAAAACAAAAAACTTACTAAAATCGACAATCTTAGCAAAAATATGTTTTTCGTTAAATTTATTTTGTTGTATTCTTTTCCATATCGAAAAATATTTTGGATAATAATTTGTTACTAATTCTTGTAATGAATTGTAATTCCAAAATAAAATATCCCAACCTTGATGATTTTTTATCCAATCAAATTGGTTCTTGTATAAATGTGGGTGTTTTTCTCTTAGATGTTCTTCACCTTGTATCCAAAAAAAATGTAGTGTTTTCATTTATTGAAAATTTTATAAGTTGTCAAATCTCTATATGGTGGATTTTCTACATGGTCTTCATTGTCATTAGGTAATATACTTAATAACTCCAAACCCCTTACGGCTTGATTAGGAGTCATGTACATATTCCAACCACAAAAATCAATTTCATCATCATGGTAGGATATTTCTCCTCTTCCCATAAATCTTGCCCTCTTGAACCATTCATAATCTTTTTTATTATCACATAATATAGCACCACCCTTACCAATCTTCAAATGTTTTTTGTGGTGAAAGGATAATGTCATGTAACTACCCTTGATGTACATATCTTTTTTCATCCGTTTACATGAATCCCAAATTGGATATGGTTTGAGTTGATAAATACCACTCCAATCTAAATCTTCAAACTTTACTTTCCCACCACTATGTATAATTGACATTGGAACTGATAGATATGTCTTCTTTGGAATTGTCACAGATTTTACATTTAATCTATAACATGATAAAAATATAGCATTGGTACAACTATCTACACAAACAACATAAGGTGCACCAGTATACTTTCCTAATTCAGTTTCAAATTCTCTTACGATACTATATGTGTTCATTTCAAAAATTTTGTATAAACATATCTTGTACCATCTTTAACCTCATTCACACTATGGTAGATAAATGATGGAAATATAACCATCGAATTTGTTTTTGGTTTCAATTCTACTGGAAATGTACAAGTATCTTTACTCCAAGTATAAAGTTTTAATTCTCCACCATGATAATCTTCATTCAAAAAAAATATACAAGTAAACTTATTATCATCATAAAGGTCGTTGTGACATTGATTTACAGAGGAGATTTCGTATTTCAAAAATGTTCTGTCACCCTCTTCTACTTCTTCAACCCAAGAAAGTTTTTTCAATACATCCCAAAACTTATGTTTTTTATTCAAATCGGGTGTATGGATATGTTCCACATCTATGTTTGGTAACATCAATGGTGCTCCACTATTTCTCCCATGTTCGATTTGATTTATTATTGATTCACATTCCTCTTCATCGAAGATATCATCTTCAATATGGAATAATGATAATGGATAATTCATTAAATGACTTCCCAAGGTTTCTTTGTATTATCTCTCCAACCAAAATCGTACAAATGAATACAATAGGATTTATCAGTAGGGACAACAGATAAACAATAATCAGGCTCTAATATCTTCATGTCCTTTTTATCTATCTGATTTTCCAACAACCAAATCGTGTAGTACCAAGTTGAAAAGTGTAATAAAACTGGTTGGTCTTCTCTATGTTTTGCATCATTTATAAAATCTATCAAAAAATCTTGTTTAGGTTTTGTATACAACCATGCACTTCCAATAATTTTATTTTCGGTAGTTGGATTCAACGGAAAATTAAATTTCAAAAAATCTTGTTTGATATCCTTTTTCCATGATTCATCACTTTCAGTTTCCCAACAATGTATTGCACCAAAATTATCGTATTTTTCTATTAAAGAATCTATCCTTTTGATAGGAATAGTATCACAATCCACATACATCCCACCATAATGATGTAGTATTAATAATCGTGATAAATCGGATTTTTTCACAGGTACAAGATTTTTATAGATATCGTATAAGTCAGGATAATTTTCTTTTACAAATGGTAGTAATTCTTTATCACTCCAAAACTTGTATTCCCAATCCTTACCATACATCCTCATCCACATCATACAATATTTTTGAAGGTGTTCATTCATGGCCTCATAACCTTGAATGTAAATTTGATGAATAATTTTAATCATATCTTATTTATCTCCTTTATCAAATAATCTGCAAATATTTTATGTCCTTTTTTATCACCATGTCCTTTGTAATAATTTTGGATTTGATTTTCTCCAAAAATATCCACGACTTGTTTGGATAGAAAAAATGAATTATCTATTTTTTTAATTAAATTCAAGTGTAATTTTGAAGTTATTGAATTATTTTGTCTAGCCGAGACCACTCTTAAAAAGTCAGGATATTCAAAACCTACTTCAGAACCATAATAATCATGTCCATTATACATCAGATATTTTATACCATATTTTTCAAAGATTGATTGTAGTAAAATGATACACCTTATTTTTTTTAGATACATTTGTATTATCATATCCTCATTCAGTAAACCATCATCATCTTCAAATAATACACCAGCCAATTTAGCGTAGTATATTGCCTGTTTTATCTCATCAGGCTTATTATTTACAAAATGTTTTTCATCAAGTATAATTTGATACCATTTACCTGATGTTAGTCTTTCGTATCTAAGAGGATATGTCCATTGTATTAAAAATAAAGTATCACTTAAATCTTCTGAGTTTAGAATAAAATCAATTGTCTTTCTAAGTATTCTGTCGTTTGAACCACCGAGTCTACTTTCATCAATAATTGGTACTTGGTACTCTTCTGATAATATTTCTGAGTAATTACCAATTGGTTTTCCTCTTTTTTCCCACCATTCATGATTATTTTGGTCATACTCTTTTACATCTAAACCATCACCGTATGTGATACTACAACCATTAATATATATATTTTTAAAATTCATCAAAAATCAATAAACATCCCAAGGTTTATCATTTTCATTTTCTTTCCAACTAAAATTATATAAATGTATAAGATAAGAGTTGTCTGTTGGAAGAACCGATAGACAATAAGAATAATGTAACATCTTTAAACCTTTACTTTCTATATCATTCTCAGCTACCCACCTTGTTAAAAACCATGTCGAAAATTGTTCCAAGACAGGTTTATCCAATCTTTTACATGCCTCATTTACAAAATCAATGTAGATTTGATGATTCGGTTTTGAGTACATCCAAGCACTACCAATTATTTTTTTATGTTTCATTGGTGAATCTTCGAATTCCGTAAATTCTTTCATGATATGCTTCTTCCATGACATATCACTTTCAGACTCCCAAGAGTGAACAGCATCATACTCATCGAATAACTCAAGAAACTTATCCATTCTTTTAATTGGTATTGTATCAGTATCACAATACATTCCACCGTGATGATGTAATATCAATAACCTTGATAAATCAGATTTTTTCACAGGTGACAAATCTATGTAAATATCTAAATATTCTTTGTAATTTTTTGCGATAAAAGGAATGATTTCAACATCACTCCAAAATTTGTATTCCCAGTCTTTTCCATACATCTCCATCCACATTTTACAGTACTTCTGTAAATGTATATCCATATCATTGAAACCTTGAATATGGATTTGGTGTATAACCTTGTGCATTTAACACTCCATTGTTAAGTATCCCTCTACATTTAGAAACCTTTTTTCAAAATGTTTTGAGTCGCCATCAAAAATTAATTTGTAGGCGGTTAAGTCTGAATCTGACTCGGTTATATTTGATGTGTTAATTGTAACCGACTCTCCATCAGAATTCAGAACGGCAAAGTTGTTTTGTATCAAATTATTTACATCTACCATACGATAATTACTTTCACCATTTGGTTTTGCAAATAAAGAACCCCATTTTGATATTTTTATTTTACTATCGATTGTCACTAAATCAGGTAACGACATCGGTAATATATTGAGAATTGTGACATTTTCAGTTTGTAATGTCGATGAATCTGATATACTGCTTGAACTCTCGGTAATCCACTGCGATGATGTAGAAAAATTAGCTACAAAATTAGTATCAACATAAGTATCTAAATACTTTATTGTATCGTCTGTTGTATAACATTTAACTGAGTCTCCAACTGAAAGTGATGATATAGAAACAAATGAACCATCCGTTTTCTCTACTTTAGTATCACCTGATAATTTAGAAAAAGCTGTAAGTTCAATGTCAGGTCGATTCCAAGAAGACGATACATTTCCCAATGTTAGGACACCTGAATCAAGTTCTTCAAATGGAGATGAACCTAATTGTATTGGATTATTAAGATAATTGTACAATAACTTGGAGTGATTATTTATGGTCATTACATTAGATTCGTCCACAATACCATAAGAACCAATCACTACAGAAAAATTTTTATATTGGTCTGAATGAATATATTTTTCTGCATAAGTCTTATTGTAATCCTTGTAAGTCTCCCAATTATCAGGATCATGATTTACTAACTCTGAATAATTAAAATAAAATACTCCTTGACTATTATCAATATCACCCTTTTTGATTACCAAATCGGGATAATCCGAACTTGTTGACCATTGATTAGAATAAGAAAGTAATGATGATGTTGGAGAGAAAAAATTACTACTAAAGGTTGACCTCATTATTTTTTTATCTGCTGTAGCACGATGGAGTAATGAAGTATTGGATGGGAAAATATTATACAACTTATATGTTGTACTTGTATCCGTTTCCTTAGTAATGTAAGGATTAGTAAGTGACTCATGTAAAACCAACGAAGAACTTATGTCATTGGTAGATAAACTCGATGATAAGGAATTATAAAAAGGATATAATTGTGCAGGATTTTCTTCTTCATGAAAATCTACAGAATTATAATTACCACTATTCAATCTTGTCACAAAGTTACTAAAATCAAATTGGTGGTTAGTGTGTCCCCACAGACCTAACAATGTATTTGCTTCCAATAAAGTAAGACTTCCACTCTGTGGAACTAAATCAAGCCTACTTAAAATACCAGCATTATTACCAATATCCAAAGAGTTCGTGACCTCTGAATATATTTGAATGGTAGACGAATCTATACTTGATGTGTAATTTGAATAAATAAACTCCATGTCTATAAATATTACTTTCTACAATTTATACTTTGGAAACCAATCAGAACCGACATAACTTAATTTAAAACAGGCTCTAAGAGCATTTGTATTCCAACCATCAGAGTAAGATAAGTCTCTCTTGAAACCTCTTGATTTTAAATCATACCATTGGTCTTGATAAAAATCAAAAAATAATCCTCTTTTTCTTCTATACTTGGAATCTACCCACCAATGTCCACTAAATGTACAATCTTGAGGTAGTTTAAAATCATAATTCCAATTATGGTCTTCAATTTTAAATTTTCCAAACCAAAACCATTGCCATTGAACTGCTCTATCATCTAAAATATTGATATAAAGAATACAATCTTGATTGATTCTATTAATTAGTTCATCGAAGTCCCATTTTTCATCCCAA